AAGGCGACGTATGAGCATCACTTGCAAGTTCTGCAACACCAGGATCGAGGACGCCGAGGAAGAGGGCCGTACAGAATGCCCCAGGTGCCATGCACCTCTGAGCAAGCCTCTCAGTTCGAACCAGGGCCCCAGCCCTGCGCCGCGAAAGGGCGATCAGGAGAAATGTCCGGAGTGCGGATCGCGGCTCACGTTCCGCGAGGGCTGCATGTCCTGCGTCAATCCGGCCTGCGGCTGGTCGGCCTGCGGGTAGGAGGTAATATGCAGGTGCAATGGATGGAAATCGAGCGGCTTGTGCCCTATGAGCGTAACGCCAAAAAACACCCCGACGAACAGGTGGGCAAGATCGCGGCCAGTATCGAGCACTTCGGCTGGGATCAGCCCATTGTTGTGGACGAGCAAATGGAGATCATCAAGGGGCACGGCCGCTATTTTGCGGCGGAGCGGCTCGGGCGGGACAAGGCCCCGGTCCTGGTCCGCGATGATCTCACCGAGGAGCAGAAGCGCGCCGCTCGCCTGGCGGATAATCGCACCGCGGAGAGCGACTGGGACTGGGATCTGGTGAGTCAGGAGCTGGCCGAGCTACGGGAGCTGGATCTGGATGTGGAGCTGACGGGGTTTGACGCGGGCGAGATCGAGGGGCTGATGCAGGAGCCGGAGATCATCCACGACGACGAGGTGCAGGGCTCCCAGAGCGGCGGCCACTCGCCCACGGGCTCGGTATCCTTCTGGGTCTTCGATCACAAGATCACGGACAAGCGCGACGAGACCTGGCAATGGGTCCAGGATAACCTGCCCCGGATCCGTGAGGCAGATCAAGCCAGGGTCGCGGACGCTATCATGGAGGCACTGGATGCGGTTCTACGTTGAGTCGATAACCGGCAAGATGCTCTACACGGAGAAGCTCTTGCAGCACCTGGTCCGGGCCAAGGGGCACGAGCTCGGACTGGAGCGCGACTCGGTGGTGCTCGCCTCGGTCTGCGATGTAACGGATCTGCCCGCTCTGGAGCGGATCCGGGACCGGCATCCGAGCCTGCCGCTCATCTCCGGCGGCCACTTCGCCAAGATCGGCTACCGGGTTATGGGGTTGCACTCGGACGCGGTCTGGCTGGGCCACGTATTCGAGCTCCTGGACTGTTCCAGTCTGGAGGAGGCCATGGCCACCACAGCCTGCTACGTGCCGGGCGAGACCAAGCATCTCAGGCCCAGCAAGCGGATCGAGTGGCGCCTGTGCCCGGCGATCCAGATAGATAAGCGGCGCTACTATCTCTGGGGCGGCACCGGCTGCAAGGGAAAATGCTCCTTCTGTTACACCTCCTGGTCCGAGGAGCACCGGGAGCGGCCCGGGTTGGACAAGCTGGTGGCCAGGACCCAGTCCAGGCTGGGGTCTGCCGGCACGCTCAAGGTCATCTCCAACGCGTACAGCACGGATCTGGGGGACGACCTGGTCCAGGACATGATGCTGAGGGATCTTTTGCGTGTGCGCAGCAACAGCAAGCGCAAGCTCATCCGCTGCGGCGTGGAGTTCGCCACGGAGGCCTCGCGCAAGCGGCACGCCAAGCCGATCAAGACGGAGGAGATCCGGGCGGCCATCCGGCACGCGGAGCGGCTAGGGCTGGATCTACAGCTGTTTCTTATCGGCGGCTGGGATACGCGCGGGGACTGGGAGCAGTTCATCCACCAGGCCATCCCGGTGTCGGACGCGCTCAAGCCGCGCGTATTCCTCAAGTGGACCAACCTGGAGTATCAGCAGCTCACCCCGCTCTGGCGCCATGCAGCGCAGCTGGACCCGGAGCGCTACCTGGACAGCTCCTTCACGGACTGGGCGTTCCGTGTGGCAGCGCACAAGAACAAGCGGATCCGCGTGCTGCAGGTCAAATATCCGGCGCACGCGATCTGGCGCATGTGCATGAGCAATGTGCGGGATATGGGCGAGTATCGCGACGCCAAGCGGCACCGCAACGTGAAGGATATGGGCCGGATCCTGGAGCTTGCGGACAGGATCCGGCCCTGGGAGCACGAGCTCTCGGAGCTGGAGGAGGTGTAGATGTCAGGCGTCCTGGATCAGGTCACTGAACTCGGCCTCCACGACGTCGGAGTCGAGATATTGCTCCGCCCAGGCCAGGGCGTCCTGCCTGCTCAGGGGCGTGACCTTGCTGCCATAGCTCATCCCGCCCAAGGCGCTGGGCTGGGCAAAGGATGTCATGGGGCCGCCCTCCCCTGCCAGGAAGTAACGGCCGGAGCGCGGGGTGCGGTAGAGCGTGGCCTGCCACCACTGGAAGTCGGAGACCGGGTGGGGGCTGCTATATTCTCCGATCTCGATGGCCTTGTCCGTGTCGTAGCGGATCCCGTCGATGATCTTACGCATAACGTCCTCCTTGCTTGGTTAGCGGTTGGCCTTGGCGTCGCCGTAGTGGTCCATGGTCTGCAGCACGCGCTCCTGTCTGCGGGCGTGCTCTTCGTCCGCCTGAACGGCGGCGTCGATCCGGCGTTTGCTTTCTGCCCTGTATTCCTCGTAGATGGCGCGGGCGGTTTCGTCCAGGGGGATGTACACGTGCTGCGCCTTGTTGCCGATTCGCATGGTGCCGCAGTCGAGCAGTCCGTGGGGGTGGTCCTCGCTCTCCACAACGCCCCTGGGATGGAGCAGGTGTCCCTTGGCATGGACCTCCAGTTCCCAGAGGCCCTTGTTGGTCACGTTGTGGTCAGCCAGGTTCTCCCGTTCGGTGACGATGGTAATGGTGACCTCGGCGCCGTTAGCTGTAGTGTAGGTGTGATGTCTCATGATGTCCTCCTTGATTTGTTATTGATTACAGTATACACTCTGAGAGTGCATGGGTCAACCCCGTTAGCAAAATTTTTATGAAATTCCTCGAGGTCCCGGCATGAGCGAGTACAGCAGTGAGCGGCGCGACGACGTCCCGGAGGAGCTGGGGCAACTCCTGGGGGTCTGCACACGGCAGGAAGCGGCCGAGCTAAAAACGCTCTACAATGCCCAAATCCAGTGCCTCAAGGCTTATCAGCAGGACCCCACAGCCCAGCGCAAGCGGGACTGGGACGCGGCGCGAGAGGGATATGAGGAGCGGCTGTCTGGCCTGTGGCGGCATTATATGGAGCCGGCTGAATCCGAGGAGGAGCGGATATTCAAGAATAGGCTGGAGGCCCTGGAGTATCTGCAGCGGCGGGGCTACAAGATCGGCAAGTCCAAGCTCTACAAGGACGTGCGCAACGGCCTGCTCAAGATCCAAGCCAACGGCAACGTCTACAAGTCGGATCTGGACAACTATGTCAAGAAGGCGGGGTTGTCCCAACTGGACCTGGACCAGGCCGCGGAGGAGACGGACGAGCTCAACAAGCAAAAGCTCCAGAAGGAAGTAGAGAAACTCGACTGGGAGAACAAGCGGCGGCAGTTCGAGTATGAGAAGGAGCTCGGGCGCTACATTCCCCGCTCCGACTTCGAGGCGGAAATGGCCGCGCGGGTGGCGGCCCACGAGGCCAGGCTGCGCAACATGATCCGCGAGCGGGCCATGGAGTGGATCTGGACCGTGAACGGGGATCCGCAGCGGGCCCAGGACCTCATGGAGCAAATGGGCCAGGATCTCAACGATCTGTTCAACGAGCTGGCCCGGATGGACCAGTTCCAGGTGGTGTTCGTGAGCGATGAGGAGCCAGGCCAAGGCATAAGCGAGAGCGGAGACGGCGAGGCATGACCCAGCAATCCACCCTCCCAGGCATCACCAGCTCCGGACCCCAGCTCGAGGTGCGGGCGGATGCGTCCTGGCTCCCGGAGGCCATGCGCGAGCGGATCCGGGAGCAGGGCCGCGTGGAGCACTCCACGGGCATGACCAGGGCGGAGAAGAAGGTCATGCGTAAGCGGCGCAGGATACCGGTTTCGCAGTGGGCCGAGCGGCACCGCGTGCTGACCCAGTCCTCCATGCCTGGGCCCTGGCGCAACCGGACCACGCCCTATCTGGCCGGCCTGATGGACGCGGCCCTGCATCCATCCGTGCAGGAGATCGGGCTATGCAAGGCCCCGCAGGTGGGCGGGACCGAGGCGGCGCACAACTTCGTGGGCTACGCCATCGACCGGGACCCGGGGCCAGTCCTGTATGTATTCCCGGACGAGATCATGGCCAAGGAGAACAACCGGGACCGGGTCCTGCCCATGATCAAGAGCTCTCCGCGTCTGCACAGCTACATGACACAGGCTGTGGACGATGCCTCGAACCTGCGGATCAACCTGCAGCACATGCAGATCCACATGGCCTGGGCCCGCAGCGCGTCTCGCCTGGGCAACAAGCCCATCCGCTATCTGATCTTCGACGAGACGGACAAGTATCCGGAGCAGACATCCAAGCGAGAGTCCGGGCCCATTCAGCTCGGATCGCACCGGACCCAGACCTACAAGCAGTCCCGCAAGATCTGGAAGCTGTCCACGCCCACCACGGAGCGCGCTCCGATCTGGCACTACATGAGCGCGGAGGCGGAGGCGGTGTTCCACTTCGAGGTGGCCTGCCCCCGCTGCGGGCACAGGCAGATCATGGAGCTGGGGCGCGAGGACAGCCCGCACGGGATCAAATGGCCCGAGGATGAGCGCGACCCGGCCCGCATCGAGAACAATGACCTGGCCTGGTACAAGTGCGCCGGCCCGCTATGCCAGGCGGACCCCAACGCGGGATGGTCCGACTACGAGCGCGACCGCGCGGTGCGCTCCGGGCAGTGGCGCGAGGCAAACTCCGGGCTGGAGCTCTTCGAGCACCTGCGCAAGCATCGCCCGCGTCGGATCGGGTTCCACCTGCCGGCCTGGATATCGCCCTTCGTGCCCCTGTCCGAGGTGGCGGCCGCGTTCCTGCGCAGCTATCAGGACAAGACGGAGCTGAAAAACTTCCTCAACAACTACGCGGCAGAGCCCTGGCTGGACTACGAGGTGGAGCGCGAAGAGGACCAGATCCTGGAGCTGTGCGACGAGCGGCCCAGGGGACAGGTTCCCGGAGGCGGGCAGACGGCCTGCCTGGTCGCGGGCGTGGACACGCAGGACGACGGGTTCTGGTTCGAGATTCGCGCCGTCGGCTACGGGGTGGCCCAGGACTCCTGGCAGATCCGGGAGGGATTCATCCCCGCGGACTGGACCAAGGTCTCCCCGGACCAGCTGCAGGGCAGGTCCTGGCCCTACCATCCGGCCTTCGACACCCTGCGCAAGGTGCTCTTCGAGGATACGTATCAGGATCCGGACGGCACCGAATACCACGTGCTGCGCGCAGCGATCGACGCCATGGGCCATCACACCAGCGAGGTCTACGATTTTTGCCGGGCCCATCGCGGCCGGATCGTGCCGGTCCAGGGCATGCGCTCCCGCGCGAACCGGCCCACCAAGTGGAGCCGCATCGACACCTACCCGGGAACGAACAAGGCCATGCCCGGAGGGGTGCAGCTGCTCCAGGTGGATACCAACCACTACAAGGACCAGCTGGCCACCAGGCTGCAGATCGCGCCCCTGGATCCCGGGGCCTGGCGCTTTCATAGCCAGACCTCTAGGGACTGGGCGCGGCATCTTTGCGCGGAGTATCTGGACGAGCAAAGCAACCGCTGGGTCTGCCCCGGGCACAAGGCAAACCACGGCTGGGACTGCAGCGTGTATATCCTGGCCCTGGTGGACGAACTGGGGGTCAAATACTGGGACTTTCAACCAAGCTCGGGCAATGAAGAGCCGGGCGAGGCCAGAAGGGAAAAGAAGACCAAGCAACCACGGAGGGGACGATGGTAGAGGAATCAACAGCCCTAACCGGCATGCGGGCTATCTGCGACTATGTGAACCGGTCCGAGCCCACGGTTCTATCCTGGATCCGGGAGCTGGACTTCCCGGCCAAAAAGATCAGCGGGATCTGGGAGAGCGATCGCCGCCTCATCGACGAATGGCGACGCGCACAGGTTGCCGGAAGAGCCCCGGAGTTCCAGCAGCGCCTCAACCCGGAGCAGGAATTTGGCCTGCCGGAGTCGAGCAGCTTCTTGCGGTAAGCAATAGGCCCGCCCCTCTATATCGGGGCGGGCCTTAAACCCTGTCAACCAAATCCTTCCAAA